GTTTCTTTGCTAATACCACCATCGAAATATGATTCAACAAGCTCTTTTACTTCTTTACCAGTAAGAGTCTTGCTAATAAATTCCTTATTTAAATCAATTCGCACTTTTTCAGCATCTAATCCATCCATTAATGCGATAGTTTTATATATCATGTTCATAAAAGCTTCTACAGATCGTGATACTGATACTAAGTTAGCATTTTCTGAAGCATATCGAAGTTTAACAGTCTCAGGAGATTCAGAACCTCGTGATGAGGAGTCAATTAATCTGGCCGATAAACTAGCTAACTGAGATTGTTTCTCACTAAGAGCTTTTTCCAAACTCTTTAAACCTTCACCTGTAAATTCCAAATATTTAGCATCGCCTTGATGATTTGGAATAATCCAAGCCGTCATAGAACCAACTTTTAATATGGTGCTAGCATCTACACCAATAACTACAGGAGTAGGTAGACCTGTAAAGTGACGACCATGTTCTAAATCTGCACTAGTACGATAATGAGAAATATTTATTTCTACAATATCCAACATTGGAGACTTGTCGATTACCGAACTAATACCTGATGGCGTCACTACAAAGAATGGAATAAAATCCATTTCAATACCGGTATTAGTAGGCCTAAAAGTCCTTACCAATTTAAGTTTCTCATCATAAATTGTCTGATGATATATGCCATCAATGAGCTCTAATACACGATATTGATTAACAAATTTCTTTACATAACGATCGTTAGGTTCAGGTTGTAAAACACTTTCTTGCAATACTACGAAAGTAAATAACCCTCTAGAATCTAATTCCCAGTTTAAAATGGATTCACAAGTATATGTAACAGGGATTGCTGGACCGCCATCTATGGCCCTATCAATTAATACACCTAAACGCCCCATTAATAATGTTTCACTAAAGGCATTTTTAAGTAATTCATAGAACTCAACACCACTATTATCAATGAAATACTTCGCCATTTGATCTGGAAATTTCAGAATTGGATCTTTCTGCATTGCCAGACCAACTAAGGATTCTATAGTCTTAGAAGTGATAGAATAAAACAATGCCCGATCTTTATAGGCATTATATTCATCCAAAGGTTGGTCGACTAATCGTGGAAGATACACAGGACCTTTAGCCTTAATAGCATCCGAACCATTAAATGCATCACGACATTTAGTCCATTGACTCTCATAGGCTAAATATAGAGGATGTTTAGAATTTACTGGCATTTTAAGCCCCTTTCACTTTAGATGTCTTTGCCATTGTAGCCCCACGTAGTAAGCGATAACGAACTACGTCATATAAATGATCCTCACCATGAGAATCTATATCCTCAGGGTTCTTTTCATCATTCTCTAAATTAGGCAAAGTACGAATTGTGTGATAGCAATTGTTAAATACAAATAATCCTGGTCGTTCCATAGGTCGTTGAGTGGAGGCTCTTAAACGTTCACGTATGATTTGAAGTCCTAAAACCCTAGATCCAGGTGCCTTATTAGACCTCGTAAAATAGACTCCACATGCAGCCATTTCATCTGCTACTGATGTATGCCCAGGCTCACTATTAAAAATGCTATTATCAGCCGGTCCAGGTTTAACCTTACCTAGAAGACCCTCTTCTCGTAAATATGCATTAATCTTTTCAGCTTGTTGAGTAGCGGTAAGTCTTAAACCTTCATGTCGTTTATTTGCGAAATATATCTCGCCAATAATAAAAATGGTACCTTTAGGAACCCAAGCCTCATTACCATCACCATCTATAAAATCTGAACCATCACTTTCAGCAAAAACTAAATATGCGGCTGGATTAGATGATCCATAATCATACCCATGATCTATGGTCCAAGTAGGAGGAATATTAAATGGCTTAATTACATGATACTTACCACGCCATATATCCGCCAATCCTCCACTACTTAATAACTCCCAATCACCTTCTAACATGGCCTGAACCATTGCTGTATCACCCATACCTTTTAATCGTGCAGCATAGTCTGGGTCATTAAGTATCAAAACCTTATTATCTTGTAATTTTGATGGAATATATTCTCGGCTCATCGAACCTTCATCTTCTGGGGCTTTAAATACGTGACCACCACCAAAATCTACGAAGTTACTCTTAAAGTAATGATGTCCCACGCCTCCAGGGTTAGCAGTATACAAAATTCTTGGAAATAATCCTTTCCAACGTTCAGGAACCTTCATAGATCCTAAACGAACGCGTGATCTAATAAATCTAATCATTGATGGAGTAAAATGGGTTGCTTCATCAATGATCAAAAATCCAATTTGGGCTCCTTGATGAGTATAAATATCACTTTCATACTGACTATGAGCTAATTGAATACGACTACCAGTAGATGGAAATGTAAAACTAAAATCTGATTTGCTAAATACACATTCTCCAGACTCTAAAAGAGGTGCTAGTAATTCAATATAGCCACCTGGAGTATATACATGGTTAGCTAAAACTTCCTTAAAAGTCCTACGAAATAGATATGTAATTAAGCCAGGTATTTCTAATGAGTATATGATTGAAGATACTCGAGCTAAATACGATTTACCTCCACCTGCAGCTCCACCATATAAAATCTCATTTGCTGGTGTTATTAGAGCACGTTGTTGCTTTGGATATAACTTAAACTCTGTCATTATCCAATTTGCTCTCGAACAGTTAGTGTAAATGTATTAGACGAAGTTAAAATCTTACCAGAACTATTAGTAATTTGAACTTCAAAAACCATTTTTGGAGCAAAAATTTCATTAGCACCAAATTGATAGGTTACAATACCATTCACAGCATTTGAGATAGTCATATCAGGATTTTTCAGTACTCCATTTTCATCTAACCAATGAAGTTTTACTGTACAACCAGTCAAATCTATAGGTTGACCTGCAGAATCTTTGCAAGTTATTGACAAAGAACTAGCGGTATCACCAGTAACTAAATCACTCATGATTATACCTCAACCTCTTCAAATTCTAAGATTTTAGATACGGTTGTCTGAAATGATATTGACATCTGTAAATCTGGTGAAAAGTTACATTGAACACCAATATTAGTTAGATACTCTAAGTTTAATCCAATCACTACATTAAAATCTGAAACTTTATTCATTGAAGTTAAGAATCAACTGAATAAGATTAGACATTTTAAGCTCTATATATTTGATAGATTTAGCCCATGCTACAGATAAATTCATGTACCATGAATGATCTGAGAATGAGTTCGTGCTAAATGATCTAGAATCAAACATTTCCACGCCACTTATCACTATCAGTGCCGGAACCGTACACTGTAGAATTATTCATTTTACGAACATCCGCATGTATAGGCGTTACCTGCGCTAATGCAAGTATAGCCTCAGCATTCTGTGCAGCAGTTGGTGCGGCGCCACCATCTCCAATTACAAGTGTAGCAGCTGCAGATGACTGCACTAGCACCTGTGGATTACCAGTATTATTGATTCGGTCAAGTGCATCAGCTAAGTTTCCACCACTTACTGTTGCCTGGTAAGTTCCAGCAGCAAAATTCAATTTCCACGACGACCGAAGTGCCACAGTAATTCCTGTCTGCACTCCACCACCAAGTGCATTTTTACCAGTGGCATCTGCAATTTGATCATAGACAATGCCACGTTCACTTGCCTCTTCCTCACGAATAGCATTAATTAGAGTTTGCATAAGTAAAGGTGTCGCATCAGATTGCGGCACCTCAATGAACTTCATCGTATGATCAAATGATAGAGCCATACTTATACCGCAATAGTGTCAGTAGTTCTAATTGCAGATATCGAAGCTCCAGCATTCGTCACAGTAGCTGAGTTTTCAAATGGTAGAATACCTTTTTTCCGAACACGAGCTACAATATTAAAATCAGACACATAAATAAATGACTTACTCATACTAGTGCCAGTCGCCAAGTCATCAATGAGCGGATTATACAAAGCCGCACCACTTGCTCCAGATAGAGCTGGGGACACTCCAGTAAACTGTTTAGCCCCACGAACAACTCCGGTATAAGTATAGCGTGTATCACCAAGACGTAACACACCAGTATCTGGAATATCATTACCAATTACTTCATTGACTGTAACAGTTGTAGTAGAGGAATGTGCTCCATTAAGGGTAAATTGACTCTTATTAAGTACGCCAGCTACAGTCCGTCCGACAAGCACACGGTCACCAGCAACCAAGCCCGATACAACAACAGACACCGTAGTTGGAGGAATCCTAGTTGTCCCAGACGAGTCGATAAGCTGACGGTTATTCGGATCACTGACATTAGTCAGCAACACACCACGAGCCCCGAAGAACTTGCCACCAGCAAAGCTACCGAATGGTGATTGTTTAACTTCTGCATACGTAGTATTAATAGACCTGTAAAACTGGCCTTGCACACCATTGAGAAGGGTTGTAGATCCACGTCTAGTAATATACTTGAGATATTTATACGCCTGGGCGCAAGTGTATGCACCTCCACAATCTACCTTGGCCCCATAGCTTTCTGCTACTCCATCACCATCAACATCTTCGGTATATGTACCAAAACTGACAGTGATTGCATAAGCCGAAACATCAGAGCCGTCATCATTTGTATCAGGACTAGTAGCAAGAGGAATCGGGTTTCGTCCACCAGTAGCACTTGCTTGAGCTGTGAAGTGGTCATACAAATCAGCATTGCCAGTAACTCGATTACGAATGTATGCAGTAACATTTCGGTTATCTATGCTAGCACCATTCGACACTACTTTTATCAACTGATCAATGTGCCCTTGCACATAACCAGGGTGCGTGGCTACCGATGCAGCATTTTGCAGCCAGTAAACTACGCCATCTGGCTCAATGGTACCAAGAGTGTAAAAGTTAGCCCATACGTCCTTGTCTGTAGTGGCTTTTTCCACAACAATCGAGCCACCATATAGGTAACCCAAGTCACTATCTGAACCAAACGTCCATCCATTGATGAGAGTATATTCAACTGGAGTCTGTGCTGACATTGGAACCGTATCGTCCATTTGTCCAGCATCGTCAAACAAGTCCATCAACCATGAATACAGGGCATTTACCGTATAGCGGGTAGTTCCGCTGACGTGACTAATCTTCTTGTTCGTGTAGTCTAAGCTAAAATCGTCATAAATTGCCATAATCGTGTCCTATTAGGCGATTAAATCTGGAACTTGGGAAATGTAAATTGTTCCGCCACTCTTTGAGATATTACCGTAGGCATCCAGTGGGATGTACTTTGGCGCAGTTGTCCCCTTGCGTACAACTACATGAACCAACATTGGATTAGAATATGCCGGAATGCCTGTAATAACTTCGGATGTTGATGATGCCACACCACTTGCAAGTAGCAACCCGGTACTGTTTTCTGTTATACGATAAGCTGACCCAACTACAATATTTTCCAATGTCAGACTCGCATAAAACAATGGATCAGTTGGAAGACGGAAAATACCGACCCCATACCTACCCAGGCTCTCTACTCGACCGCTTTGTGCCGGTGCGAACGTATTGAATGTATCCGGGATTATTGCGCTCATTACGAAATCTGCGGGTCTGGATCAACGAAGAATATGTCTAGCGAAGATGCTGATTTGACCCCTATGTTAAGAGTAACTATTACGGCAGTATCCTGCTTGATGGCAGTAGGGGTAGTTACGCTTATCTTCTTCTTGTTAAAAGTAATTGAACCCCATGTCGCTGACGGCAACCAGTTTGCATTTGATGTAGCAAGTGGCGCCGGAGTAGTCAGGCGATTGCGTGAGCTAATGGTTTTTGGCAAACCTGTTGCGTCATCAACGTAAGTCACCTCTAGCCATACCGTTGAGTCGGTCGGAGACATGGTATTGGCTACAAGAAACTCTTGCGTAATAGTCTTAATCGCAGCCGCGCTCTGATAAACTTTGCTTGTGTGAATCTTAAGCGGTGCTGACAGACTTGCTGCACTAGGGTATGCGCGCCATGACCAAGGAGTAGACCCGTTGTTTGGCAACGTTGCATTAAGTGTTGGTGGGTTATTGTCAGAACGTGAAGATATGAAGCCACTACGATCCAAATGCTCAGACCCAAGACTACTATCAGCACCAAATGTAGATACCGTACCAACGGTGCGAGGGGAAGAAGACATAAGATTGATCGTCTTAGGGTAAGAAAACCCAAAGGTTTCAACTACTACAACTGAGCTTGATGACATACCAAACAATGTGAATCCAGTAGTCACTAAACTACCAGTTATAGTACCCCCATTTATCAATAGGTTTGCTGTTGCGCCACCACCAGAAAGATTCACCGCATTTGGTTTATTGTATACACCACTAGGCGCATCGGAAATCAATGTCGGATTATTTAGAACCAGTTGATGTGAATACGTAGTCACAAACTGCGAGTTTGCACCTATGCTGATAGTGCAGTTATTGGCTTCGTTAAAGGCGTAGTATCCACTACCAAGATTAACGCCAGATGAATAAATCGCCTCTTTTCCATAACCTGAGGAGGTGTTTGATACATCTATAAACCAGCCATCAATGATGTTTGCACCAGTTAACCCTATTCCAGTTCCATTAGAGTTCGATGCACAAACTACTTTTATCTTATCTTTTTCAGCCGCAATAACATTATTTGCTGCACGAATGTATGCAGTATAGGTAGCCAAACTGATGGTAAGCAGACCATTAATACCACTCCACACTGCGCCATTATCTAGTATCCACGTCACCACACTGGATGAGGCATCATCCGTAAGCCCTGATTTGCCAAGGTAAGATGTTGCAGTGAGAGTTAGCGTAATGTCCGCACCGGCGCTAGTCTTGGAGCGAATGTATACAGTGTCACCGGCGTTCAACGACCCATAAGCCGGTACCGTGCTGGTCGAGGAGTTTGTGTTGAAGAAAATGGCAATATCATTCCATGCACCAGGAGCACCGGCCGATGCTGCTTCATTACTGGCAGTGCCGTCACCACAGAATGCAGCGCCGTGGATCAGGTATTTGTTAGCCATTCAGAATCTCCTGAGCACGTCCACTTGCCAGGATACCTGCCTGTTCGAGCATCATCAAACCGCCTTGTGTTTTCGGGTTGTCAAGGTCTACGTTCTCTGCCAATTCCATGAGATACAGGTAATCATCCAGTGCAGCACTCGAACCGCGTGCCTGACGAATGGCAATACGTTCTTCGGCGGTGAATAGCTCAAGGAACTCTAGCTTTGACAATACACGCCGACCACCATATTTGCGTGAATCAGTCACAATAGGAGTGTCTGGGCCAGGCTCTACGGTCACAACTTCTTCAAGTCTCCACCCATCTCCAAGATGTTCAGGATTAGGTGTGTTGGCAACGTACTCAGTAACTACACCTTTTGGATCAGTTGCACGAAATGTAGGCATGAATTGAATATTACCAGTTACTGATTTGAGGTGTTTCTGATATAATTTCAGCGTCTGATACATCTTCAAACAGTGATACACGTATCACCGAATGATCGTTTGCATCAGATTTGACTTCAACAGCCTTAAGTTCTGGCTCAATGTACTTGGCGATTGTCTTATGGCACTGAAACTGAAGTTCCAGATCAGCCATATCTGAATGTGCTATTTGGGCAATAGCAATTAGAGGGTGATAATT